TGGTTCTAGGATTTGTTTTATGACACCACGGAATCACGTCCGCACAATGTCCGAGTTGGTTTAGAGGAAGCCGTGAGAGCAACTTCCAATCCGATGTCTTATAACATGATCTCAGCTTATAAAATTAAAACTTTGTTTTGTTGGGTCTTATAAATCCACATGAGCGTTCACCCTTGTAACTCATGCTTCATAAATCAATTTATTTGGGTCTTATAAATCCATCTAGAGATTCACCCTTGTCCTCTAGACTTCATAAATATATAATCTATATAATATTTACATATGATCAAATTTTTCTCTTGTTCGGAACACTTACATTTCTTTTCTTTTCTTGTTTTTCATTTTCATCTTCCAAAATAACAGACTTATCTATTTTAGTTGTATCAATAAAATTCACATTTTTAGAATAATCTTTCCTAACATTATGATGTTCACCAATAAATCTCACATTCTTAAAACTAGCTGATAAATAAACATATCTTGCATCAACTATAGATGTTATTGCTATACTAGCATTTTGTAAGTAAGGAACTATTGTACCATCATCAACTACTATATAATACCATCCTTGTTCAACTGTTACATTTAATGGATCTGACAATACATTTTGATATATAGCAAGAGCTTGAACATCAACCACTATGCATAATAATTCACTATATTGTAACAAAGCAACGCTTGTGTCACTACTAGCATAACTAAATTCTGATAAATCAACAATATCTTTAACACTTGCTTCTTGTCCTGGTATGGATGCATAGAAAAATGTAGCTTTCTTAGTATCATCTAATAATGCCTCACTTCCATTATACTTGAAAATATATTCATTATCTGACCTTTCAACATCAATAATAGTACCGACACCATATTTACCATTTTGATCTAACAAGATTGCAGTAATATTTTGTTGGGTTCTATCGAATTGATTTAATTGTTTTGAATTTTCCGTTTTATATATAAGTGTTTCTGCAATAGGATTAAAGAATTTTATATTATAATTGATATAAAAAGAACCTGGAGCAATAAGAACATTATTATCAGTGACACCAGACAAATGAATGACTATATAAAAAGGAATAGATTCTTTCGATACATCTGATGAAAGCAATAATTTCTTTTGTTGCAATAAAGAATTTAATGCTATGGGTTTTCTGAAAAATTCACTACACGAGAAAGATTCACCAGATGTTGATGATATTAAAGTATTTTGAATGGAATTGAAATTGACAATTTGATTCGAAATACAACCTATAGTTATAGTACCTTTTTGAAATTTACTTACAGTTGGAACATATTCGAGTGAAATATTTATAGGATTATAATATTGAAATTGTAACGCCATATTCTTTGCTCTAGTACCTTGCCAATACAATGGGTTAATTGGAATTATAGCATAAATACCTGATGATTGTACTACCAATTGATTATCAGCAGGAATGATTAAATCTTTCCCTCTTATTGTTGAATTTTTACCAGTATCATTGAAATTCTTTTGAATAACATTTTTAGGTTTGTTTACCTTGATAACATTTTGATTATTATTCTTTCTAGCCCAAAATCTATTAATACCAATTCTTCTAAATTGAGATCTTTGAGTATTCTGTACAAACCTACCCCTATTTCTAGTAACAACTCTTCTTCTAATAGGCATATTGACATTATTAACATTATTTTTGAAATTATTTTGTTTATTATTTTTATTTTGATCATTCATAATTTAAAATTATTTATAATATTTTATAGCCTAATTTTTATGTGTAAAAATTAGGAAAAAACCAATATATATAAAATTTACATATTAACAAAGAAGTCAGTTGGTCTTATAAATCTACTGAATGGATTATTGACATACACATAACTTTTATTATGAAATAAGTTTTTACATTTTTTATTAAAATCTTCTGCACTTTTAATATTAGGATAAAATTTATCTACTATTGAAGTTGTGATCTCCCCATCTATATCATTACATTCATCAATCTGTTGATAATAATCTTTTAAATCATATTCATTTATATCAAATTTGTCAAATAAAAACCTTTCAAATAAGATATTAAATCTTTCAGTAAAAATTTGCCCACCTTTCTTTTTAATATTATTAATTCTTCTTATTTCATTGATTTTATATTGTAAGGATTCTGCACTCTTCCTATGTAAAAAATATCTACATTTATTCTTATTTAATAAATACATATATTTATTTAATAAATATTCAAAAAATTTTATACCTTTTAATTCAAATAAAGCCCCTAATACAATTTCCTTACCTAATTTATTTCTTTGATAATTTAATTTATCTTTATTTTTACAACTCAATCTAAAGGTAAAAGGAATCATCTGTAAAAAACGTTCAGGTTTTCTTACCATCCATATATCATTATTCTCTTTATCATATATAAAATAACATGAAAGATACTCAGCACCAGTAATTTCAGGATATACATCAAATATCTTACAAATTTGACCAAGCCCATGATAGATGTTACTTTCTTTATCTGTATACACATATTTATAACCATACTGAATATATTTACTCACTAAACTCATAGTTATAAAAATTATCTGATCATCCCCATTAACTTCGAAATTCACTAACTCTTCTTTTCCCAATATTCTCATTTTATACAAAATAAACATTATATATAAACCACTTCTAAGAGTATTGCATAAGCATGTATTCATACGACCAGACAATTGAGTACCCATAATTCTATAAAAGAAGCCATATCTTGAAAAAATACTAAATTGATCTTGATTAATGTATTCCAACAAATCATTTTCATCATAAAATTCACTTAGATAGCTATTATACATTAATATTCTTCTTAAAAAATAAGCATCAATTTCCTTAATCAATATTTGATGTTGAGTTGAATCAAAGGAGGATCCATCACATGATATTACAGCACAATCGTTTATATTTGATATCCATTCTTTAAATTTTTCACACCTTTTCCCATAATTATTACCTGGACCACACCATGGTTGACTATGAAGAACATCCATTCCTAATTCACATGGAATACCTAATAATATTTTCCCCATTGGTAATTGTGCGCAAATATTTCTACTTTTGGATTTAAAATCATTAAAATTAATATACTGTTTCTCATCGTCTTTATTGTGCATTTTATACACCATTTCGAGTTTTCCTCCATTACAATATTTCTCATATCCTTGTTCATATTCATTTCTTCTAGGTCCCAATTTCTTATAATAATCATCAATAGTAATAATTCTAGTATTTGGGTTTTGTGCATAGTAATCATCAATCATTTTCCTTATCTTTTTCTTTGAAAATCTGATGAATTCATTCATTATTGCCATATCATATGAAACACCTGATTGTATTTGACGATATATACTTTCCAATTCATTTCTCCTGCATTTATGTAATTTTAGGGGATAATTTTTTCTAACATTAAAACCATTAATTTGAAAACAATAATTAATTAAAAATTGACTTTCATTTTCAGGGGTATGATCGCAATTTAAATTTCGTGGTAATTTCAATATTCTAAATTTATTATATGTAGTTCTATTGTATTTATTTCTTACATATTCATTAGTGTACTCATATTTAACATTATTTTTACTATAATTATACATCAATGTTATAAAGTTAATCATTTCTTCAACATTATTTAATGTACAAGTACCACATTCATACACAAAAGCACTCTTTACAGTTAGGGCTTTATAAATTTTCTTATTAGCATAAAAAACTGCATTGATATATGATAAACCATTACTATTAAAAATATTATACACAAACATGATAAAATTAATTATAGAATAATAAAAATTTGAATTTTTTAAATAAGTTAATTTTTGATTATAATAATTAATGATTATTGAACAAATTAAAA